CCCCGTGCTGTTGATGTTGACCGTGATCGTGGTGGCAGCAATCGCCGTGACCGTGCCGGTGAGGCCGTTGATCTGGGTCATGCCGGAGACGCCGGCGAACGCAACGACGTCGCCGACGACGAAGGTGTGCGTGCCCACGGTGACGACGGCGCTGGCGGCCTTGGTGATGGCGGTGATGCTCTTGCTGTTGACGCCGACATAGGTCTTGATCTCGAGCGGCTTCAAGCCCGCGTTGGCGCCGCTGGTGAAAGCGATCGTGCCCTCGCCGAACCAGTCAGGCGCCTCGGTGCGGGTGTCGTCGCGAAACACGCTGTTGCTGGTGACCGCCGTGATCGTGCCGGTGACCGTGATGGGGCCGAGCGCGACCCCGCAGCCGGCGTATTCCTGGCCGCCGAAGGTCTTGGGGCAGGCCGGGGTGTAGACCTTGCCGACGCTCTGGTTCAAGGAGTCGATCAGCATCATGAGCTCGCTGGTGTAGCGGTCGTCCTTGATCGTGGTCTTGCCCATGATCGCGACGCCCAACGGCTCCTCGTCCTCGGTCGGCGTGACCCAGGTGGTGGCGAAGGCGTAGACACGCGCGTTGTCGAACACGCCCGAGACGATCTGGTCGCGCCCGATGCCGGCGAGCCCGGCGATGCCGTCGAGGTCCATGACCCCGGGCGCCATACCGGCCTCGCTCGCGTAGCCGGAGAACTGGTAGCCGCTGTCGGTGCGATAGGTATGGGCGCCCATGACCAGGTCGCGCGGGTGGTCAGTGAGGTAAATCGTGCTGCCCCAGTTGGGCACGATGCGCAGGCAATGGATCTTGTATTGCGAGTCGGCGACGGCGGATTTCATTTGCGATCAGGGGTTCAGCAATTCGAGGATTTCGATCTGCGCGGTCTCGCGCACGCCGGGCGCGCGCGCGGTGACGTCTATGCGGCTGTTGAAGCGGCACGGGATGTCGAACTCGCAGCCGCCGTAGACGGTCTCGCCGCTCTGCGGGTTGGTGTTGACGGTGCCGCCGCTGCTGTAGGCGGAGAACGCGCTGGAGTTGATGGCCACGGTGATGGTGGTGGCGCCGGTGGCGGTGATGGTGCCGCGCAGGCCGTTGATCTGCGTCATGCCGGCGACGCCGGTGAAGTGCACCGATTCGCCGATGGCGAAGGTGTGAGCGCCGACGGTGACCACCGCGCTCGCGGCCTGGGTGATGGCGGTGACCGCGCGCGTCTTGTTGGCGGCAAAGGTGACGCGGCCGGTCGTCGTCGACACCGTCCACATCGTGGTGATGGCCTGCTCGAGCGCGCCGATCGCCACCTTGACCGTGCCAGCCACCGGCTTGAAGATCGTGCGCACCGGCTCGCCGATCGCCAGCGGCGTGCCGCCGGTGCCGTAGGCCACCTGCAGCTGGTAGATCGTGCCCGCGGTGATGACCTGCAGTTCCTGGTCGGTGGCCGTGGGCGCGCCGGTGCGCGCGTTGGTGGTGTAGTCGTCGAGCGCCTTGACGCGGAAGCCGGCGAACATGCCGTAGGCGCGGTGATATAGCGCCATGATCTGCGACCACAGGTCGGCGGTCTGCTGGGTGTAGAACACGGTGTAGACGCGCAGCGGGTAGGGATGCACCAGGCGCCGGTATTCGCTGCCAGAGGCGGTCTGCGTGATCTCGACCGCGTATTGGTCGGCGTAGCTCGCGCCGGCGCGGACGTTGACGGGGAGGCGCTCCTCGAGGAACTCAGACATAGCGGCGCGCCCCATCGAATAGGCCCAGCGCCTCGCGCGCGCCCTGCCCTGCGGCGCGGCGCACGTCGGGCGCATTGTTGCTGCCGTTGACGTTGACGATGATGGTGTGGCCGCCGCCCTTCATGACCTTGTTGGGCACGATGCTGCCGTTTCCTTGCGGAACAAACATCTCGGGGCCGCGCTCGCCGACCAGGTAGGGCACGCCGCCCGTCACCGGTCCGCCCTCGGCACGGGCGCCGCCGAACAGGCTTCCGATCCAGTTCAATGCCGACCCGGCCAAGCCGCTGCCGCTGGTGGAACCATTGTCCGCAAGGCCGCCGAACAGCTTTTTAGCCAGGTCGGCGGCGACGGCATTGGCGATCATGCGCTTGATGGTGTCGCCAAAACCCTGGGCCATTCCCTTGAGCCCCTTGTCGAACGGATCGAACAGGAAGTCGGCGAAACTGTTCTGGATGTTTTCGGCGGCGGTCTTGGCGAAGTTGTCCATTTCCTTCAACTTGGCCGGCGTATCGGAGATCGCGTCCTGCGTCTTCAGCACCGCACGGGTGTAGGTCTCCCAGCTGATCACGCCACGGTCGAGCAGATCCTGCAGGCGGCCGAATTCGATGTTGGCAGCCTCGAGCGGGGTGCGCATTTCGTCGGTGAGCGCCGAGCCGGCATCGGCCCACGCCTGCTGCTGTTCGAACAGCGCATCGTTGGTGGCCTTGAGATGGTCGGCCACCAGGCGCTGCGTCTCATCCTGGTCGGCGAGCTGCTTGTTGAATTCGGTGAAGTTGTTGGAGAAGGTGGTCTCGACCAGCTTGGTCATGGCCTGGGTATAGAGCTCGGTGTTCTTGCGCCCGCCGTCGAAGCGCGCGTTGAGCAGGGCCACCTGTTTGTCGAAGGCGGCCATCCGGCCGATGTCGGTCTGCCCGAGCAGGCCGGCGAGGGGGTCGGATGCAACGCGGGCGACCGCCCGGGTTTTCCTGGCCGGCTGGGCGCGGGCGATCGGCGCGTCGATCTTGCCGATCGCCTCGCGCGCTTTTTTAGCAGCCGCCGCCGATTCTGCCGCCATCTTGCGGACGCGGCCGACCATCTCATCCGACGCATTGCCCAGGGCAAAGAATCGAACCTTGTCGAGCAGGCTTCCGGTCTTGACGACTTCCTGCCCCACCGCGATCCATTCATTGAACGAGGGCACCAGTTTGCTGAGAACGGTGGCGGCGAGGCCTGCCACGTTGTTTTTCAGCAGCGCGAGCTGGTCGTTGAACTGGTCAGCCTGCGGCGCCAGCCGCGCCATCGCATCGGCGAACGTCTCCGACTGCCGCGCCGACTCGCGCAGCGCGGCGCCGCCCTGGACCAGCAGCGGGATCAGGTCCTGGTAGCTCTTGCCAAGCACCTGGCTCAGCAGCGCGGCGCGTTCGGATGGGTCCTGGATGCGCTCGACCGCGTCGGCCAGCTGGAAGAACGCTTCCTTCGGGTCGCGCGCGGTGATGCCGAGCGCGCCTAGCGCGGCGGCGAGTTTCTTGTTGCCGCCCTCGGCCTCTCCGATCGAGCGCGTGAGGCGGGCGATCCCCGCGCCGACGCCGTCGAGGCTGGTGCCGCTCTGCTCGGCGGCGAGTTTGAAGCTGGCCAGGTCCTTGACCGAGACGCCGAGGCGCTGGCTCATGTCGTTGAGCGCATCGGCCGCGTCGATGCCCGCCTTGGCAAACGACGTGATCGCGCCAACGCTCAGCGCGCCAACGAGGCCGGCACCGAAGCTCTTGAACGTGGCCAGGGCGGCGCTGCCTTTTTTCTCGAAGCGGTCGAGCGTGCCGGTGGCGCGCTTAAGCTCGGTCTCGAAATTGGCGATCTTGGCATTCAGGTCGATGGTGATCGCTGCGTTTGCCATTAACGTTCCGTCCTTTTATTGAATGACTCGACGATTTTTTCTACTACGTCTGTGCGGAAGATACCTACGGCGGCATTGCGCTGCGACTCGAAGGCGCGGCCCATGAACTTGAGCCCGGGGATGAAGCGCGCGCCGGATGCCTTGACGCGCTCGGCGCGCGCCTTCCTGCCGCCGCCTGCCTTGCGGCGGCCTACAGCATGGAAGCCGGCCTCCTGGAATGCGTAGTAGAACGGGTCGCCGAAGTTGGGGCCGGCAGCACCGGCGCGCCGTGCCTGGCGGCTGATGCGCTTGACGCCAGCCGGCTTGATCGGCCTGATGAACACGCCGAATACGCCGCGCTGGCCGTTGTTGATCTTGCTGCGCGCCACGCCCATGGTTCTGCGGATGAGCCCTGGCACCACGCGCTTGGTGGCCCTTTTCGCCACTGGCGCGTTGGCCTTGGCGGCGCGCACGATGGGCTGCGCGGCCTTGCGCAGCAGGCTCATCATCACCTTGCGGCGTAGATCGACGGGCACGTTGATGAGCGCGTCACGCACTTCGCCGAGGCCTTCGATTTTTTCAGCCATGGTTTTAAGTGTTGCGTTCTTCCAGAAATTCTCGGATCGCCACCAGTTCGGCGATCAGGGTGTCGATGTCGGTGATGCCGTGCATGTCGATCAGCAGCGGGAGCGCCTGCCAGTCGAGGCCGCGGGCTTCGTTCCAGATGCGCAGCGCCATGGATTGACCGGGGCGCCAGCAGTGGTGCCACCATGCGGTGGTGTCTTGTTGGGTGCCTGGCGGAAGCGGGTTTTGCGACCGCTCCAGCCAGGCGATCAGTTTTTTACCGCTGCGTCACGCTTGTCGGCGTGGCGCTTGTAGGCGTCGAGCACGGCCATGCCAAGCGGTGTCCACAGGTCGGGCTGGTCGGCGACCCATTCGCCGAAAACTTCGCTGTCGAACGGGACGGCGACGCCGGTGCCACCCGGCACCAGATCCAGCTCGGTGAGCGTCCAGCCGATGACGAAGCGCTTGACGATGGCCAGCAAGCCGTCGCCGTTGGCGCTGATTTGCGCGGCCTCCTCGTCGGTGGGGCGCCGGATCGCCCACGCTTTTCCGTCAATGTCGACGGTGGACTCGCGCGATTTACGGATTTTTTCGGCCAGGCCCATGGATCATCAGCTCGCGTAGTAGGCAGGCTGGCCGAACGCCGTGATCACCGCAGGGGTGACGATCTTGTCCTGCGCGCTGCCGGTGGGGGCGCCGGTGAAGCCGACATAGCCGTTGAACACCATGATCGGGCCGCCGGTGCCAAACGTGAACTTGAACGCGCGCTGGGCCTGCGCATCGGACGCGGACTTCATCGCGATCTGGCCGGCGTCGGTTGAGTCCCAGATGTTGTCGAACGAGTAGGACAGCGGATTTGCCGAGCCGGGCACCTGGGACTTGACGTTGGTGTGGATTGTGGTGGTGTCGATGAAATCGAAGTCGCCGCCGCTGGCAGACATGCTGGTTGCACTGGTGATCGACGTGCCGAACGTAACCTTGTTGCAGGTGCCGGACGTGAAGGTATCGAAGCTTGTGGTGTCGAGCGATGCACCACCCGTACCCTCGATCACGAAGCTGACCGTAGTGGATACGGACAAAACCCGGAACACGCGACCGTCGAGCTGGAACATGCCCTGCACGTTGAAAACTACGTAGTCGCCGGCCACGAAATCGTGCGTGGCCGTCACCGTTGCGGTGGTGCCTTTGGCGATAGCGGTAATCGTTTTGTTGGTGCCCAGTGCGGATTGCATGGCAACTGCCACGCCGGACCATTTACGTACTGTTGCCATGATGGTTCCTTTCAGGAATTAAAAAACCGCCCGGAGGCGGCAGACGAAAAAAACCGCCTGTTGGCGGCTTGTTTTGGCGGGTGCCCGTTACTGGTTGACCTTACTGGTCGAGGAAACTGAAGTAGACCGGCTCCATGAAGCTGTCGGCACCGGCGTCGAACTCTTCGCCGGGCTCGTCGATGTGGCTGTAGTCGAGCGCGCTGGCGACGATGGCGGCGCGCACGGCGGCGGCGGTAGCCAGCGCTGAGGCATAGGTTTTGCCCCAGCACTCGAACACGATCTGGTAGTCCGTGGCGAGCACGGTGCCGTGTATCGTGGCGACGGGCGCCTTGTTCAGCACCCGGTAGTTCACCAGCGGATAGGTGGCCTCGGCCGGAGCGATCTGCGGGTAGATGCGCCCACTGGCCACGGCTGCCAGGGCGGTGACGATGTCGGTGTGGATGCTCATTCCTCGACCACCCCTTCGGCGCACAGAAACTCGATGATGCGGTTGCCTTCGTTGATGTTGCGCGGCGGGCCGGTGAGCACCAGCACGCGGCTGCCGTACAAGATGCGCCAGCTGCTGTCGGCGGCGGCCAGCGCGGCGGTGTAGCGCACCTGCACGCGGTGGGTGAGCTCGCCGTGCAGCGCACCGGCGGCGAGCAGTTCGCGCGCGCCCAGCGGCATGATGGCGGCCAATACGCTGACGACGGTGGTCCAGGTGGTGGTGCGCTCGCCGTAGGCATCTGCTGTGCCGCTGGGCGACTGGATCTGCACGCGCCGGTTGTAGGCGGGCGTGGGATATTTGCAGGCCATCAGTACACTTTCAGGCGGTCGAGCAGGCCGTCGAGGTAATCCGGCACGTCGCAGCCGTCGATGTCGGCGCGGATGCGGGCGGCTATCCAGAGCTTGACCTCTTCCGGCGCGTTGGCGCCCTCGCCTGCCGTGTAGTTGATGGTGACGGCGTTGGCGGTGTCGTACGTATCCGGCCAGTCGGTGCCGGCGGCGGGCAGCACCCAGCCGGGCTCGCTGTGGATGTCGGCCGCGTAGCTTGCCGGCGCCAGCGTTTGCGTGGTGCCTGCGGTGTCGACGTAGGTTATCGACGTGATGCTGACGATGGGCGGCCACAGCAACCTGATCTCGGCCGGGAAGGCGTCGAGCTTGGCCTGCCAGGTGCAGACGGCGAAGCTGCGCCCGGTGATCTGTTCGGCCTGCTGGCGCAGGGCTGGGATCAGCAGCGCGATGCGGGTGTCGTGGTCGGTGCCGTCGAGCGCGATCAGGCTCTTGACTTCGGCGGCCGTCACCGGCTCGGTGCCGGTGCTGATGAGACGTGTGGTCATGCGCGCGGTCTCCGGGCGGTTTGGGTGTTGCTGCGGGTTGCGGTTTGGGTGTTGCTGTAGGTGGTGCGTGGGGCGGATAGAACAGCGGCAGCGCCATCCGTGATGTACGCATCCAGCCCCGCCGATACCGACTGCGCGGCCACAATCGCCGCGTCCAGCGATGCGGTGATGGTGCTGGCCGCGTGGATGTAGCCGTCCAGGCTGGCGCTGGCGGTGTAGCGGGTGGCGATGGCGGCGTCGAGGCTGGCCACGGCCGTCTGCGCGGCGGCGATGGCGGCCGAGAGACTGGCGCTGGCGGTGTGCGGCGCCTGGATCGCGGCGTCGAGGCTGGCGCTGAGGGTGCCCGGCGCTTCGATGAAGGCGTCGAGCGCGGCCTGCAGGGTGCGCGCCTGCCGGACGGCTGCGTCGAGGCTGGCGCCGGCGCTGCCGCTTTGGCGGATGGCCGCGTCGAGCGCGGCGCTGGCGGCGAAGGCCTGCCGGATGGCGGCGTCCATCGATGCCGTGGCGGTGCGCTGCTGCTGCACCGCGGCGTTGAGGCTCGCCGTGGCGGTGTTGGTGCCGGCCGCCTGGATCAGCGCATCGAGGCTCGCGGTGGCGGTGCGCGCCTGCAGCACCGCAGCGTCGACACTCGCCGTGCTGGCCAGCGCCTGCCGGATGGCGGCGGAGAGCGACGCGGTGGCGGTGTTCGGCTGCAGGATCGCCGCCGAGAGCGACGCGGTGGCGGACTGCGCGGCACGGATGGCGGCGTTGAGGCTGGCGGTGTGGGTGTAGGTTGCGGGGCCACCGCTTGCTGCTACATTCTCAAACCCACCACCCGGTGCCGCCCGCACCAGTCCGCTGCTGGTTTGAACTGCTCCCGGTGCATAGTGCCGAATCAGCGGCATGGCTTAAGTCCGAATCTGCGGGTCGACATAAACCGTGACCGATGGCTTCCCCACGCATACATGGGCAGACAGCGGACCGATTTCGGCAGGCGTGATGCTTGAGGCAGGCCCGATCTTGAAGAAGCCCGGCGTCCCGGTTTCGCCCGTCCAGTCGGATGCTGTTTTGCTGCTTGCTGTCTGGTTGGCTGGAGACCCGAGCAGAGCCATGCGGTCATTCACGAACACGCCAAGCGGGAAACCCGTGGTGCCTTGGTAGCTGAATTCAGCCCATACTTCGTCATCCTGAAATACCGCGCCGCTGGAGTTGTCGCGCATGCACTCAAGGTATGGCGTGATGGCGGTGGTGGTTTCGTTGTGCGAATAAATCCACGGGCTTACATAGGGCGCGTAAAACGAGCAGTTTGCGGTCGTGGTGATCTTCCATGAATATTTGCTGCCCGTGGTGTTGTATTCCGCGCCATCGCTGACATAGATGCCGGTATCAACCACCATCTGACCGCTGTAGTTGTAATGCTCAAAAGCATAATGGTTATCGCCGCCCGAGCAGTTGTAGAACGTCAACGACGCCTCGGTATCTTCCCATGTAACGCTTGAAATTGCGACGTAACTCGCCGCCAGTTTGCAGTTTCTCAAAACTGCCTGTCCGCTAATATTCGATGAGAAAATCGGGTTTGTGCTCGCCCCTGACAAATCGACATTATTAATATTCATGTTTATCTGGAAAGGCTGACCAGTTCCGGCAAGTTTGAACAAACCAGAAGTCGGGAACGTGCCTGTCCATGAACCACCATCCCAAAGCAAACGCCCTAGACGCTGGAAAATTACTGCGTTGTTTGCAGATGATGTTGTGTAATCAGTATCCTTAAAGACTACCGTCACAAAATCTTCATCGTTAGCCGTGTGCCCAACGGAAATTTTTGATGCCGAGCCTGTCGCCTTCATATCCATGATGCAGTTCTCAAAGATAATCAGCGTTGGGTTTGTGGCTGGCTGTACGTTGAAATAAAAACCCTGAT